CGGTGGTGAGGCACGTCACCCACGTCGTTGATGCTGTGGCCTTTTGCAGGTCCACAACCACACTGTTGCCAGACGTGGTGGCGGCTGTAAATTGCATCGCTTCCAGTGCAAGCAACGTGCCGCTGGTGCCGCGCGTGATGTGTAGGATGCGGTTAAGGTTCGTGATAACCGAACTTTCCGCAAACGCTTCCACGTCGATAGATTGATGCCGCGTCAGCTTGCTGGCTGCAATACCAGCGGCCCCCTCAATCATCGCGTTGGTAATCGAGCCATCGGGTGCCTTGAGCGAATTGCAAGACAGCGTTCCGGTAACGTGCAAACTGCCTTCGTGACGTGATGGCGCGGCCATATTGTTTATCTCCTAAAAGAGTCCAAGTGCATTAAATGGCATTCGCCGTTTCGTGCGAAATGCGCGGTAGTAGTACGGGTCGGTATCGGTCGCGGCGAACAATGTCCCATTGCTTTTGATTTTGCGTGGGCTACTGCCCTTGATTGAAACTTTGCTTTCGGATGCGTTAGCCGTAGCGTAGTAACTGAATCCCTGGTTAAGTACCAATCGGTCCCACGGTTCCGGGTCGCTGCCGTCAATCTGCTCAAACTTGCCGGCGGGCGGCAAATCCTCTTCCTTAAACGCAAACTCGTAAGTGACCTCGTAGTATTCCTGCGTCGTGTCTTGCACGTTCTCCGTCTTCAAATCGCTCATCGTGATTCGTCGCAAGCGAACATGCCCCTTGGGCCAACCTAGTACCGTGTCGGAATTGACGGCACCGCGATAAAGCACCGCCGTGGCCACGATGCTGTTCAAATTGGCTGCGTCTTCGTTACGAGTAACTACCAATACAGGCCGCTCTTCCTCTTCGGTTAGCGGTGGGTCGAAAGCATCTTTGACGGTATTTTCGATGGGTCTGCCTTCCAGGTCGCGTGGCAAAACCTTTTCGTAGGTTTCCCAATCAAGCCGATAGCGAATGCGCCGTTGCAGTGGGTCTTCCTCTTGATCGCCTTCATCGTCCGGCACCTCGTTATCGTAAGACACGGTAACGATGTACGACGTGCGCCGTTCGCCCACCGACGTTTCCGGTCGTGGGTCAATCGAGCGAACGCGAATAGCGTTGCTTGTCGGGTGAACCGCGAACAACACCGGCACCGGGTCGGGCGTTGCCAAGTAGGCGTTGTTAAGGATGTATTGTTCGTCGTGGTCTTGATCACACTGCACCCGAAACACGCGCGTGGAAGTGCGCATGAATTTCTTATCGCGGTACTCGATTTTACCGCCATTGCCCGTGCTGATTTCATCGGAACGTACAATGCTCATGGAATCGCCACAATCTGTCCGGTTGTCTGGTATGCCTTCAACTGTTCTTCTTGAATCCGTGTTTGCTCTTTCAGTTGTTCCAAGATTTGCTTTTCGGTCATTTCGCGCGGCTTATCAAGTTGGGCCGAGAAGGCCGACGCCGTGCCAAACTCCAAGGCACCAGCGCGGCGATTGGGGTCGGGAAGTTCGGCAGCCAGCGATTGCAGCGCCGTCATGCGAATACGGGCGGAATCGGCACCGGAGATTGTGCCAGCCGCCGCCTTCAGTGCTGAATCAATCTCGTTGAACTTACTCAATCCGCTCATCGGCAGGGCAACGCCTAGCCCGCTGGCAAACCGATTGATCGCCAGTTCGTTTAGTTTGGAACTTTCGTTGCCCCGCAAGTCACCTTGCGCCGCCATCGAACGAATGCCAGCCAGTGTATCGCGCAGTTTGCCTAATCCGTTGTCGGGAATGCTCAACCCAAAAGCCCCCTCGAACGCCTGCCGTCGCAAAATAGTTTGCTGTGATGCTGTCAGAATTTGCATTTGCGCGCCATTGGCCAGCGTGCGCGTGGCCTCGTTGCCAATGGCGATTACGCGGACGTTAAACTTTTCCAGCGATGTAGCGGTTTTTTCAAACGCTTCACTGCGGGCTTGAAAGTCTTTTTGAATTTGGTCGGCAAGTTGCAGCGCATCAGCCTTGAATGCGGCGAAACGCCCAACAGCAACATTGCCCAGCGTTTCGGCCGGGCCGAGAAAGTTTCCCTGAAACGTGGCGGCGAAACCCGATACGCCGCTTTTGAGTGCCGCGGTGCCCGTCGTGCTTAATGCCGTAGATGCAATGCGCTCTAGCAGCGTGCCTTCCGACTGCCCAGCTTTTGCCGTCGTGGCTTTTGCCTTGGCAATGTCATCGGCTAGCAGCGATGCCGTTCGGTCTAGCGCTTGGATTTCTTTTTCAAGTTCACTAGTCGGCTTTTTGAAACCCGCCATCGTCTTGGCTTCGACAGATTGGACTAGCTGCCCGAATGCATTGGCACCAGCGGGGGCATTTTTAAGCGTTCTTTCGGCCGCCGCCTTTGCTTCCGCTGCCTCACGCTTCTGAATTTCCAACTGCCGTTGCAATGCAGACCGTTCGGTTAGAATCTTCTCGCGGTCGGCTTCCAGTTTCTTGCCAATGTTGAAGGCTTCAGCAGCCAGCGGCGTTTGCGGGCCAGCCAGCTTTGGATCGCGAAGTGTGGGAATATCTTTGAACGCAATGTCCGTCAGCCGGGCATCAGCTTCATCGCGGTTTTTAACGATACCGGCATTAGCTTCCTTGGCACGTTCAATTGCCTTTTCGCGGGCAATGTAGGAATCCCCAAGATAGATTTTTTTGAAAGCCTCGCCAACACTGTCGGCCCCTACAGCGGCTTTCAGCATGGCACCGGCAGCCTCCATTGCGCCATGCGTAAGCAGAGCAACGGCACCACCAGCAACACCACCGGCCATAAATGCGCCGGTTGCCGAACCTAGCACGCCCTTAGCACCAATCTTGCCAATGGCCCCGAACCCCTTGCCCGTCAGCAGTGATGCCCCATCGCCACCAGCCCGCTTAGCACGGGCCACGCCTTCCAACTCTTTGCGCATGCGGATGATCGGCGGGAGCGACTTTTGATAATCGGCTGTAGCACCACGAATGGCGCGGCGATACGTTTCAACGTCGATCTTGTTGGCCTTGAACAATGTGCCTAGTTTTTCTTGCTCCTTGCGGAATCGCTCTAGCGGCGTGCGCGTGGCGTCGTAAATCCGACTTGCCTCAGCATCAAACTTGCGAAGTTCAGACTTCGCCTTATTCAGGCCAGCCTGTAATTTCGCAGTATCAGCTTGAATCAAAATGTTGATGCTGCCAGCGACCGCCATTTCATTTACCCTTCTTTTCCTTTTTCGCCTTGGCTTTCACGCTCGCCTTAATCGGTCCAAGTAGGGAATGCAATTCTTCGTCGCTCTGCTGCCGTGGCGGCTTCACTAATTTGAACGGGTAAAAGTCGCCCGGCGCAAAGTCGCCGCCGCCGCGTTTCTTCAATCCGTTCGCCTTGGCAATCACCATGCACAGCGTTGCCACTTGTCGCCACTGATCGCCAAACGGCTCACGCTTATATCGCTGTTTCCAAAGGGATAGCTCTTTCGACGAAATACGCGACAGCATTTCATTGAGCGTCATCCCCAAATGCCCGGCCAGCGTTAGGTAAAACCCTAGCTCTGGTCGGGCATCGAGTTTTTTCCGAGTTCCTCCTCGTCCTTTTGGGAGACAGCCGACAGCCTCGCACCAACGGAATAGAGCTTGTCAACAATGGCACAAGGTAATGCGCCAACCTTGGCAATCTCATCGTCGGTAAACAGCCGGTTGCCGCTTTCGTCGCACACCGTTCGCGCCACCAGCGAAGCCCGAAACTGGTCGTAACTTTCTGTCTTCGATTTCTTCTGGTGGTACAGAACGGATTGTTCCCATTGATCGCGTTCGGTACCGGTCATTCCGCGCACCCACACGCAATCACCGAGAATCTCGACCTTTTCTTTTTCAAGCTGTGCAGCCAACAGACCTTCCTTGCTCAACATGCTTTTACTCCTGGCTAAAAAAGTTACGTGGTTGTGGCGGATGTAATCAGCCCGCTCAACTTGATGCCCCATTCCTTGACTACCGTGCCATCGACGGTCATACCACTACCGGCCCAACTGGTCGGAATGCCGGTAAAGGTTTCCATTTTGGTGGTCGTGGAAAAAATCAACCGGAACGATTCGCCGGTTGACGGCGTGGCCGTGTTGATTTTCCCCTGGAAGTACGCTTGCCCGGGGTTGAGCGGATCGAAGTAGCAGTTGCCCGTTAGCGTGCCGCTGTCAACGATGGTGCCGTTGAACTCACGCGCCGAAGATTCCAGGTGCGTCACCTCGCGGGTGCCGACTTCCGGTGATGGTCCGGTGATTTCGACGTTTTGCGAAATCGTCACGAACGAGCTATTGATAGAGACTTGGAGAATCGTTCCCTTGCCAGCATAATTTGCCATTGTTCACCTCATTAGGGCTGTTGGTAATGAATCGTTAAATCTATCGGCTGGTGATAGGTGCCCTGGTCTCCACCTGTCTCATCCGGTTCGTACATAAAAGGACCGCTTTCAAACTGAACACCGCCTATCGTTGTCGTACTGCCCCACGTTCCGCTGTAACCCTGCAATGCCCCTCGTAACGCTTCCCGAATGTTCAACGCTTCTGGTCGATTCGCACTCCACACGCTCAACTGAATGCGTGGCGTGGCGTATCCTGCTGCACCAGTCAAGTGATGCTGCTCGCCTCCAAATAAAGTGTGAATTGTGATTGCTGGCAGCGCATCGCCTTGGTCTCGCTTGTCGCAATAAATCCGGTCGGACACATACGTTGTCACCGCTGTCACGGTTTCTAGGTAATCGATTAAATCGGTTTCAACGCTCATCGCTTAACGCCCTTCGCGTTGGATTCGATGTATTTTTCAAGTTC